GAAATTTCCGCGCACGCGCCCCGCCCCGCAGAATATATCTCAAAAGAGACGAAACCTCGAACCTTTTCAACCTATACAATGTCTTTTCTCCGCATCCGTGACTATTTCACAGAACGTCTAAAACATCTCTCCCGCGACTGGAAAATCTTCCAACAGTCTGACTCCGACCCTGAATCGACCCTCGCAACACACCTTGACTCCGACATCGCCCGCCTCGAACATGGAATAAAATCCTCTCTATCCGACGACCAACGACAACAAGCATACGAACGCGAATATAATCGAATTCATTCCGCCCTTCACGACAAAGCTCGCCAAGATGGCTTCCCCGACGAATTCTACCGCTCACGATCTATCGATGACCTCCCCGACAATCGCATCCCCCCCTCTGGCATCATTCCTCTCCCCTATGAATACCACCGCTCTCAAGTAGTGATATCAACAGAAGAAGTTCCCGAAACTGGATTCCAAATTGATCCCCGCATCGTCCGCATCCTACGCAACAAGTACCCACAGTACCTACCCCACGTCACAAAATATGTCCGCCCCCTCGGCACGACAGATGCTACCGTCAAAGATTTTTTCAAACCTCAGATTCCTTCTGATCCGATTCCCGAAGCACGCAAACAACGCATTCTCGACCTAGTGATCTCCTTCCTCGCCTGCACTCCCTTCCTTCCTCTGCACTTCATTGACTCCCTCTGGGATAAAACCCCTCTGCACACTGGAACTGGATACTTCAACAGACACTCTTTCGCTGCCCGCATTCACGCAATGTTCTCAGCCCCCCGTCTTTACGAACGCCGCACGACCTCTAAAGGATACTTCATAAACTATTTTCTCGAAACTGCCCGCTCTACGATACACAACATCAAACTTCACGGCTTCCCCTTCGACCCATCAAAAGTTCCTGACCTTGGATCTGCCCTCCGCTCATTCATTTTGAAACGACCTACGATGTTATTTACCCGAAATCACATTTCCGACCGAGATGGTAATCTCAAACAACGACCTGTCTACGCAATGGACGACCTCTTCATACGACTTGAATCTATGATCACGTTTCCACTCCACGTCATGGCCCGCAAAATCGAATGCTGTATAATGTATGGCTACGAAACAATTCGCGGTTCAAACCGACAAATTGACAAGATCGCTTCTTCCTTCCGCTCTTTCTTCACGATCGACTGGTCTGGATTCGACCAACGTCTACCACGTGTCATCACTGACATATTCTGGTCTGACTTCCTCGAACGCATGATCGTCATATCTCATGGCTATCAACCTACATACGATTACCCCTCATACCCCGACCTCACTCCCGACAAAATGTTCCAACGCATGGACAACATTCTTTTCTTCCTGCATACTTGGTACAACAACCTTGTCTTCGTGACCGCTGATGGATTTGCATATATCCGTACCTGCGCTGGTGTCCCCTCTGGACTACTCAACACGCAATACCTGGATTCTTTCTCAAATCTGTTCCTCATTTTCGATGGTCTAATTGAATTTGGCTGCTCCGACGCCGAAATCTACCAGATCTTCCTCTTAGTAATGGGTGACGATAATTCAGCTTTCACTCTCTGGTCAATCGCTAAACTCGAAGAGTTCCTTTCATTTTTCGAATCTTACGCACTCCGCCGCTTTGGCATGGTGCTCTCGAAAACGAAATCCGTCATTACGGTTATTCGTGGAAAGATTGAAACTCTATCATACCAGTGTAACTATGGCGCGCCCAAACGCCCGCTCGCCAAATTAGTCGCTCAACTGTGCTACCCCGAACGTGGCCCACGCGCTAAATACACTTCCGCTCGCGCAATTGGCATGGCTTACGCCGCCTGTGCAATGGATCGTACCTTTCACGATCTATGTCGCGACATCTATTACGAGTTTCTCGACGACTCCGCTTCGCCTGACGAACCGTTCTTTTTTGAACACGTACAAGCATACCTGCCCGGCATTCTCAGAACTGATGAATCCCTCTCCACGCAGATATCGCTCTCGTCATTCCCGTCGTTCCTAACTGTTCAGCAACACATCTCCCGCTGGCAAGGACCGCTCTCATATTACCCAAAATGGGACCGAGCCCACTTCATTAACGACCCGGACGTCATCCCTCCTTCCGCTGAAACCATGGCAGAATACCGCTCCAGGAATTCCATTCCTCGCCGCGATATACCTTCCCTTTGGCAATAGGCTTATAGTTTTGCCCTTTGGCATTTTACTATCGTTTGAACAAAATTCACTCGCTAAATTTTCTTAAAATAATCTTAAAAACCAAAAAAAAAAAGTC